AAACATTAAAGCCGCAGCCACCAGATCGTGATTGGCATCGAGCAAGGCAAAATAAATCTTTGCTGCCCTTCCCTGATAATTCTCGCCCAAAGCAATTGCAATGTGGTTTGAGTCAATTCCAGAGAGTGTTAGGGTTAACCCTTTAGCCTCAAGATTGGATGTCTCAGAGATTGTGTCAATCCCGCCAAGCCCACCGACTGCCAAATAAGTGTTGCCACCATAGACAATCGACTTGCCACCATTTGTGTAGTAAATATGGCCAGAGGAAAAGTCAAGATCGACTAAAAAGCAAACTGTCAGATTGTCGTCTGTCAGAGCCGATGTGATGGCACTGGCAAGGCTTCGGGTCATATCGCCTCCAAAAAGCCAGCAGAGACTGAATAAACGCCTTCCAGAGACTTATTGATTGCAACCGATGTGCCATCAAGTCGCATGATTGCTGAAGGGTTGTTGTAAGTCACAGAAGTCGATGCAGTTGGCTGAGTCCTGAATGGTGGCTCAATTGTGTAAACACTTGAAGCCTTACCAACAATCATCTTGACCTCGTAATTGGCAAACTGAATGAAGTCGCCAATTGACAGACTTGATGAGGAAAGAGTCGCAGTCGAGCCAGTGGAGGAACTCACAGTGATCGAGCCAGTGACAGTGCCGATTGGAGCAGTCTCACCGAATCTTGGCAAATAGACTGTGTTTGCCATACCGCGCATTTTGTAAAACAAAGCCTGAATCGGTGCGACCTCAGCCCTTGAAAGGTTGTTCCAAGCGACTGAGCAATACCATTTCGCACCAGCCAACTCGACTGTTTGAGACTGCTGGCTCAGAGGTGAGGTGAAAATCTGTGTGTTTGACCTCAACTCCCAAAGAGCCGACTGAGGTGTTTTGACACTAGGCCAAGCAAAGGTTGTCATGCAAACGCTCCACCAGATTTCATTGATCTGTAAATTTCCGCTTTGGCTTGTTCTTTAGCCTGATTCATTGCAGCCATGATCGATGATCTATCAGTACGAGAGTCAATGTTGATGTTTTGAACAACAGTCACGCCACCGCCACCAAGTTTGTTATTTGGCACGATATTCCCAGAGCCATTAGGCACAAACAACTCAGGGCCACGCTCACCGACCATGTAAGGTGTATTGGATGAAACAGGGCCACCCAATGCCCTTGCACCAAAGCCTTTGAAAAAATCACCCAAGAAACTAACAGCAGGGTCGCTGATATTCTTTTTAATCAGCATCCTGAGAATGTCGCGCTGGATCGAGTTCACCATGTCAGTGAAGTTTAATTTGCCAGTCATAAACGCTTCAGTCAAAGTGCTGGTGAACTCATTGCCAAAGCCGTTGATTGCATCCATCAAAAGTTCAAGATCAGATTTGCCTTTGTCAGTAAACTTTTTAAGTTCCTCACTTGCCAAACCAACAGAGCGACTAAAGGTGTCAGGATCAATTAAGCCTTTACCAAGAACCATTTGCAGATTTTGAATTCTCTCGATGTAGTTCTCAAGAGGTGTGCGAGTGTCCTCAAATATTTTCTTGATTGCATCGGCTTGCTCTTTGGCATCCTTGGTTATTTGCTCATCATATTTCTGCTGCTTAACATCATTCTCAAGTTTCTCTTTGTCAGCCTCAGTGATGTTTCTGATTAAGGCAAGGTAAGTCTCATAAGCCTTGATTTGCTCGTCAGTTGCACCCAATCTGGCAAACTGAGCAACCTTCAGTGCGTCCTCACCATCGGTGAGTTTTGTGACCTGATCGATAACAGACAGATAAGAATCTCGAATCTTTAAAAGAGACTTTTCTAATTCGTTGTCTTCTTTCTTTGCTTTCTCGCCACCCAAAGATGGCAATGGTTTTGCTGCACGTTTGTCAATTCCAAGCAATCGCCTATCCATGCCACTTGCTTCTCCTTGCCTTGGAGTTGCAAACATTTCATTTCTTTGAATTGCCTTTAAATAATTTAGACGATTTTGTAAGTGCTTGTTATATTCATCAAGAGAGGAAGTGTCAGCATTGGCTTTTTTATAACGCTCGATGGCAGCATTGTTTGAATCAATTTCATCTCTTACAGTTTTAAGATTTTCTTCTGTATTTTTGAAAGGGTTGATTGTTCCAAAATTTCTAAGGGCATCAAGGAAACCGCCCGAATACTTTATGCCCTCTTGAAACTCAACAATCATCTTGGAAAGTCCAACAAGCATCGGGTTGATGCCATCGACCAAGATAAGTTTTAATTGCTGATTGATTTTTGTGATGTTGTCATTGAAAGCCTCAGCATTCTTTGCAAAGTCATCACCAAAACTTGCACCAAATTCTGTGATTCCTTGTTTGCCAGTATTCAGGAAAGGAATCAGATCAGCACCAGCCTTGCCAAACAAAGCCATTGCATATTGAGTCTTGGTCGCTCCATCGGCTGCACCACTGAATGCTCCCGCCACATCGCCAAGGATGTCAGCAGTTGGCCTGATATTGCCATTGGCATCTTTGACACTAATGCCGAGATTCTTAAATGCTTCTGATTGTTCTTTACTGCCAGAGGCCGCCTCTGCAATGCTTTTGTTTAATTTAACTAGAGCCGAGCCAAGTTGCTCGTTTGAGACACCAGCCAGATCAGCCGTGTTTGCCAATGATGATAATTCGCTGACCGCAATCCCTGTCTTTTGAGACAGTTTATTCATGTTGTCAGCACTGTCGATCAAGCCCTTGATCTGAGCCGCGCTTCCAATGGCCGCCAAAACAGCAGTCAGACCAGCGATCTTGCCTGTCACCGCACCAACACTGGTACTTAGATCAGTAAGACCGCCTTTGACTGATTTGAAGGCCGCGCCAGTCCTGTCCTGAGCAACAATGTCAATGCTTACATCTTTACTTGCCATTGCTTCTCTCCGACTGAAACTTAATCCAAACTTGCCATTCTAGGAACTCCTCAACAGACATTTCCTCGATCTCGCCAACTGTTTTGTGTAACTTCTCAGCAAGATAAAACATGAACTGTCGTTCAGGAGTCTCCCTTAGTTTTTTTCGAGTTCCTTGAAATCAACTCGCATGATTTCTGTTGAAACTCGCTCCAAAATTGAAGCATCAACCATGTTTCGCAAAACTGGCTTGTCCTCGATGGTGAAAATCTTTCCACCCTCTTTATCAAGGCACTTCATCACCAACAACTCAACCAGAGTGTCAGCTTCAGAGTTGCCCAATCGAGTCACCGCCTGAAGTCTTGCTTTGTCTTTCAGTGTGAAAGGCTCAACATAAACGATCAGAGGGCCATTCTCGTCACCCCATTCAGGCACTTCAATTGCCTTGATCTGGAGTGACTTGAAATGGGCTTTTGCCCGATCAATCGCGCTCATCAAGCTGCTGTGCTGAGAGTCAATGCACCAGTGCCTTGCAATGTGATTGAAGCCTCAACCATGCCATCAAAAGATGAATTGATTGTCAGACCAGTCACAATGGCAGAGCCAGTGTAATATTTATCGCCAGCAGTTGCTCCCTCTGGGTAAGCAGAGAAAGTAACGCTTGCACCGACAGTCATGGCCATTTGGCCAGCGTCAGCCTCATCCCAAAACACATCAACTGAACCAGTGAAGGTTGTCAGTGAGGGTTTGTAGGTGCGAGCCGCATCGCCCATCGATGTGTCCTCTAATGTGTCAGCAGACTCGGAAATCGAGAAACTGCGAATCTCGCCAATGGTGTTTGCACCAACTTTGAGTGTACCTTCTGAACCAGTATGAGTAGCCATAATTAAGCCCCTTTCAAGTTTTACAATTTTGCCACATTAAGCAGCAGATTCAACATCATTTTCTCTTGTCGAGTAAGTTACCTCAACAGTGAAACGCCCAACACCCACCACTTGTTCTCCATCCCCTGAATAATCAGATTCAAAAGCGACTGTGTTGATGTCCTTTGCCTTGCCACCAAGCGTGATATTCTGATAGAGGGCTTCCTCTACCTCAACCGCAATGGTGTCAATCGTATTATCAAAATTAGTGTTTGCCATGACATAACACTCAACCATCACCTCTAAAACTCTCAACTGAGTTCTGGGTCTGGTCATTGTTTCATTTGTCGATGTCTCTGACTTTGTATAAACAATGAGTGCTGGCAGTTTGCCAGACTCAAATGGATAAACCCGAGACTTGAAAACCCGAGTGCCAGTCGTTGTCAGACCAGTCAAAGCAGTGACTACCGCATCCCTGATTTGCTGCCGAACATGGCTCATTATTGTTTCTCCAAAACTATCATTGTCATGCCAGTCCCATCGTCCTGAACAATTCTGGACTTATAACTAACTCTGGCAATCAGGAAAGCATCACCCTCAGTGCATGACTCCACATCCGAGGTGCGAACCATGAGTCTGGGTTGCTGAATAGCAAAGCCAACATCGCCACCAGTCTCGACATCGATGAACTGGTTGTCAAAGATTCCTCGAATAGTCTTTGGGACTCCATTCTGGATTGTGTATTTCACATCAATCCCAAAGTCTTTCAAGTACATCAAGCGATCAGCAGCAGACTCATACATTCTTTTTTGGCCTTCCACGCTTAATGATTGGCATGGCATCCGATATTTCTAAACCAAGACTCTTATTCACCAGTGGAGTTTCAAAAGTATGCAAAACGCATCTCTCCATTTGAATAAGACTCTTGCCTTCTAAGTCAGGCAATTCCAAGACATCGCCCATTCGGGCTTTGCCTTGGGTTGTCATCGTATTACGAATGAAAAATAAATTCATGTTTAGCTGACGTATTGGTACTCACCAATCAACTCGACACCAATTTTGTAAGACGCTGTGCCAGCAACAGTGCAAACTGCTTTGACAAAACGCTTCATTTCATTTTTGTTGACGCTCAATTTCTGAACGCTGGCTGTGTTTCCAACTTCAGTAAACGCTGCACCAGTTACATCTGTGTAAGAACCACCAGAGGTGTCGCTGTGAGTCAACTTGACATTGCAAGTTGCACCAGCACCGCCAGCAGAACAATTAAGAATAACTGCCACTTCGTTTGTGTATTGAAGCAAATCAACAGCAGAACCAGTAGTTGTCGCAGTGATTGTGTTTGAAGGAATCAATGCAACCAGTTGAGAATTATCGCCATAATTAACCATTTAAATCTCCAAAAAAGATGGTGGGGTTTTTAGCCCCACCTTGTCAATTAAGCAATGTCAGCATCGCCATAGCAGAAGGAAACCGCATTGCGAACTGCAATGTCAGTGTCTTGCAACGCCACCACGCGCATTGTGCCGCTTGTGGAGTTGCTGTAAGGATCGACCATCAAATCCAAACCAGAGAAGAAACCAATCAGCAAGTCAGCAAAGTTGCCAAAGAACACATCGCCAGCAGTCACTTGATTAGAAGTTTCTGTGCGATATCCGTTGACAGTATTGCCAGCTTCCCAAACAAACTGACCAGCAGATGTAGATGACTTTTCAGTTGTCTTCAATGCACCGCGTTGAGCAGGATTGAACAAATAAGTCATTGTTCCGATGTCAGCATTGTCGGTTGCAACCTCAGACTCCATTCCCACCAACTCAGCAAATGTTGGGTTTGTGGCTGCAAAGTCTTTGGTGTTGATGCCAGAAACCAACTTGATGCCTGTTGGCTGGTTGTTTGAACCAGTGCCATAAAGGGCAGCAGCGTCAATCGCCAAAGCAATCACAGTGGCCAAGTCTCTGCGAACCATGCTTTCAACGTCAATTGATGACTGAATCATCAATTTGCGTGAAAAGTCAGTGTAAGCACCGACAGTCTTTGGAGACATTGTGACTTGAGCCAGAGTTTGTTGGCTCTCAGTAGGTGCGCCAGACTCAGCAACCCAATAAGCAGTGGCCGCGCCAGATTGCTTAGGAATTGCCACATTGCCAACCAGACCATTGAGAACTGTTGCACCAGCACGTTGAACAACTGAACGATTGCGGAGCATCTCGATGAAAGATGCAGCCAAAAGATCAGTTGCAACCAAGTTGCCACCAGCAGATGCAGTGCCGACTGTCAAGTCACGTTTTGCATGGACAACTTCGTTTGGAACGAAAATGCCTTGAGCAGAGCGACCATAAGTCTTTTGAGCAGCATCAGAGACTTCACGCTCGAAAGCAGCATTTGCCCATGCGCGTTTGTCTTGGGGATTAGCCATCGCATTGATTGCGCGAACAAATGAGAATTGACGAACTTCCTTCTGTGTCAAACCGACTTCGGCTTGGATAGGAGCGTCATAAGCGCGACTTTCAGTCGCCACAGTTGCAGAGTTTTCCATTTTTCTTTCCTTTGGGGTTTCGGTTTCAGCGACTTGCGCTTCAACCAAAGTTTCGGTAATTTGTGATGTTTCCATCACCGCTTCAGAGGTTGTTTCAGTTTCCATGCTTCGACCCACACCGACTGACACATCGGCTGGAATTGAAACAATAGACACTTCAACTGGTCGCCAATTTGTTGCTCGATAAGTTTTGCCATCGTTCTCTTTTACCATCTTGGCAATTGAGTATCCAATGGAAACATTACCGCGAATCAAATCCGCGACATCTCCGTAAACCTCTGAAGCCAGTGCGCTCTTACCGAAACGCACTGTCGCCCGCAACTTGCGAGCCGAGCCATCGAGACTTACAGATTCGATTACACCAATTTGACGCTCAGGATCGTGATCCATAAGCAATGGTGCGCGACCAGAGTTTAAGAAACTCAAGTCGATTGATTGGGGATTGTGGTCGAGGACTTCCTCGCCATAAGAGCGACCGACTGGCATCTCAGAGGAAATCGACATCGACACCCTGCGATCATCAACGCTTTCCACTCGGGCTTCCATAGCGTCAGCGCGAGTCACTCGCTCACCAGACTTGCGATCTTCGGCAACATCAACGGACATTTCCATTGGTTGCTCAACTAGAGCGTTTTCTGCGCTTGACTCTAGGTCGATTTGTGCAGCAGTGGCCATTTGCTCAGTTTGTGCCTCGATGATTTCAGCAACATCTTCAGTGTCAACGTGAATTGAAACACTGACCATTGCTCTTTCTTCGTCACTCATAATTTTCCTTTCGGATGCTTCTTCAAACAGTATTGGCTCAAAGTCATGTGATTTTAACCACGCTTTTGCTTCTTGAGTAGTGAAGCGAGTTTTGTCAAACCGAATCGCTTGGAGTTCAGAGACTCCATCTTTGATCCCATAAATAAAATCAATTCCTTCACCGCCTTCATTATTTTTTCGCGCAAATGAGTCATATTGTTCAGGGTCTTTCAGCCTTGCAGCGTGTTCATTTGGATAAGGTCTTGCGTCATCTAATGACCGATCACTTTTGATCTTTTCATATTCACGCTCAGACCACGTTTTGCCAGCATCACCACCCCATAAAGCCCAAGCAATTCTGCCGTTTGATGGATAACCTTCCTCGCCAACTCTAAAGCCCTCAGCCTCTTTGTCAACCTCATGCCGAGCAAAGTAGCTGACCATTCTGCCAATTGTGTCGTCTGACAGATTCGCCCCATTCACAATGTCTCTGGCTCTGGCAATGCCAATCTCAGTGCCACCGCGACCAAACTCAGACCGCCAGTCAAGCCCCCTTTGGGCTTCCTCTTTCATGGCTTCATTCGCCACTGGCATTTGACACCTCAGCCTCAGTTGGAAGTTTGTCACCAAATGGCTCAAAAGCCAGTTTCAGACCATAGAAAGCAGCCAACTCTTTCTCAGCGTTAATTGCTGAGAAGGTTTCCTCGACATCCCGACCATATTGATTAGCCACATCTTGCATCGACAAAATGCCGTTTTTCATGCCGATGACAGCCGCATTCATCTCTTTCAATGGGTCAACCCACTGGAAGCCCCGCGCCCTGAATATGGCCGCATCTGCAAACTTGTCAAATCGAGTTGATGGGATGTTAATCACACCATTCTCCATTACCGACATTAAGAACTCTCTGAAAACTGGCTCAACAAAGTGCTGAATGAGAATGTCCTGAACCATTTTCCACTGGTCACGATCCTCAAGAGTGCCTTGCCTGATCGATGAATATGAGACACCTTCCAGATTGTTGGCCAAGGATGTGTAACTCACACCCAGACCTGAAGCGATACCGCGCAGAACCGCTTTCTCAAACTCAGCAAAAGCCCCTGTCGGATGGGTCGGATCGAACTGTTGGAAGTTCACGCCCTCTGGCAATTGGTGGAAAGTCCCAGGATCGGCTTGCATGATTGGCACGTTGTCAATCTTGTCATCAGCCGTGAAACCATCACCCTGTGGAGAGGTGAAAAAGCCCATTTTAGATGCACCAACCCGAGCCGCCACCAACTCGGCCTCTCGATAGCCGTTGAGCATTTTGAGGCTGGTTAAAACTGGCGCCATCCAAGGCACACCTCGGGTCTGCTGCGCTCGCTCACCAATAAAGCAGTGAATGATCCTGTCAGCAGGGACTCGAATTCTTGGCTCAGAGAATGTCTGGCTGTATGCGTCAAAAGGATGTCGAGTCAGCAAGTGATAAGCAACTGGTCGCCCAAACTGGTCGAGTTCCACACTCATGCGGATTCGATTTCCATTTGGGAGGTTGTCGTTATAGTTCTCGTCCAAATAATCTGGCTCAAGAAACTCAAGGGCAAAATCAAACTTGTTTGGATAGCGCACCTTGCGACACAAAACCTCGCCATCACGCACCAGAGACTCGACAAAGAATCTTTGAGCATCGACCCATGAATATTTGCCATCAACAGTGCAGACACCAAGCCTAGACCATTGAGCGAAAGCATTCTCGATCTGATCGTTGCCAATGTTATCCATTGAGCCATTGTCGTTTCTGGCTTTGATCTGGACAGTCACACCGCGCTCACCGACCACATTTGACTTGGCCAGATTGATGAATCGCTTGGCATATTCATTGTTTCGCGTTAAATCCCGAGAGCGATCCCGCAAGATTCTTATGGCTGGTCTGATTTCCTCGTCAGCAGATTTGGAGGATGAAATGAAGTCACTGAATAAGCGTCCAACATTCGCACCCGCATAACTGCGCTTTTTCAGAGGTTTCTTTCTGGAAAAGATGTCCATAATTCCCATTATCCGAACCTCACTTGAATTGTTGAACCAGTCGGTTTGCCTTTGGCAATATTCTCAGCAATCAATTCTTTTTGACGCTCACGCTTGTAATAATCCCGAGCGTCTGTCAATTCTCTGAATGACATCTTTGAAAGACTGCGACCAGCAATTGAGTAACTTGAAACATCTGAGTCAGCCCGACCAGACAAAATGCTTTCGATCTTGCCAATCATTATTTGAGCATGAGTTCTCAAATCAGCAGAAGTCAAATTCAAATCAGCGACAATTTCCCAATAACCCTTGTCCACAGTGACCCGAGCCGAGTCAGAGTTGCGCTCGATGTCCGCTTGCCAGACATAACTTCCCTTGATGAAAGCCGCGCTTGTTGCGTTGGTTATGGTGGCCAGATAAGCAGTCCCACTGGTTGTCGCAGTGATATTGATCTCATCGTTTCCACCGCCCTGAATTCGGGCTGTATATTTGAGAGTGTAAAGTGATGGAGGGTAATCATCCCCAAGATCGGTGCGTTTCCATTGGAAAAAACTACCAATCACAATGTTTTCAGGCTCAGTCGTTGGAGCGTTGCTTGAGTCGAAAAGGTTAGCCATCGGCCCCCCTAGTTTTACGGAATATAGCGCATTTTAACGCCAACCATTAACAAATGACGATTGTGGCTTTGCTCGACTGGTTGGTTTGGTTGTTTTAACAACCTCAGTCGCCTGTTTCCGCAATTCTGCCCTTTTTGCTAATGATGCCAGATTAACATTCAAAAGGGAAAGTGCTGCCATTGCATACACCCGAACATCGAGTGCTTCGTTTCGAGTCCGAGTCTTCACAAACTCTCGCCTTGCAAAGCCTTTGTGATACCGAGTCGCTATTTTCTCAGCCGTTAACTGTTTGAAATATTCATCCTCTCGCCCGAAAGGAAAGTGGCAATAACCCGCGCCAGCCTCCTGAATCTTGAATCGAGAGAATAAAAGCAGTTTGACAGTATCCACCCCAACTGGAAACAACTTGATCTTTCCAATGTTGTTCTTTGAAGGCTTGCCAACAATGGGCTTTCCCTCACCGCCAACACCCTTGATCGCAAATATGCGCTTTCCTTCTCTTGGGTGAACATATTTGTAAACTGCCTGAGTATTGTGGCCACCAGAGTCAATGCAAGTCGCTCTGACAATCATTTCCTCGCCTGACTCATGCTCATAAGTCTGAGCCAAGAATTCATCGAGGTCTTTCCAAATATGAGGTGCAGAAGGGTCGCCATAGAAGGTTTTGTAAGCAATAGACCAAGATTCCTCGTCAAGACCCCATCCGACCACCTCGGCCTCCAGTCGATCATCCTGAACGTCAACTCCCGCAGTCAAAAGCAAAACATCATCGGGAATTGCGTCCCATTCCTCAGCCCTGTTTGACAGTGAGTAGTCATCGACTTGCTCACCCTCCTCCTCCCAAGTCTCGCCAAGATAAGTATTGACCCAAACCCTCAGAGTTGCTGGTTGTTTCTTGGCCTCAAGGAAATCTTGAACCCCATCGCACAGAGGATTCCAAGGAGAGTAAAGTGCAGACAAGTGAAACCCTGCCACCTTGCCTGTTGGCTTGCTTGCAATCCAGCGACCTTTTTTGATTGACCTTGCTCTTTGAGCGTCATCCCAAAGTGAGCCACATTCCTCGCAAACATATTTTGCTGTCTCAGGCTTGTCAGTTTCCCACTTGACCTGACCCCATTTCAGGGTTTGCTCATGTTGGCAGTCTGGACAATGAATGTGAAATCTTCTCTGATCGCTTTCCTCATAAGCCGCCTCGATGCGACTTGCACCTTTGTTGGTCGGAGTGGAGACAAGCAAAATTTTTCGATTCCAAAAGGTTGTTGCCCTTTTCTTGGCCAAAGACACTGGATCACCCTCTGAGCCAGCCGAGACAGGATAGCGATCAACCTCGTCACAGAAAACCACCCTCACTGGCCTCGATGCCAGACTCGATGGAGAGTTTGCACCGCAAGCAGTCACATGGCCACCAGCAAAGACTTTGTGCAGTGTCGTGTTGCCAGAGTCCCTCGATCTTGGGTCTTTGACTAAGCCAGCCAGAATGGGTGTGTCTCTCAGCATTGGTGCAAGTCGGTCTTTGCTCCAAGTCTGAGCCATATCGAGAGTCGGCTGCACCACCAACATGGGGCTTGGGTCTTGAGAGATAAAGAATCCAACCGCATTATTTAGAATCTCAGTCTTACCCACCTGAGCCGAGGACATCATCACCACAGTCTCAATGCTGTGGTCAGATAGCGCATTCATCACGCCTCTTTGGTATTCAGCGCGAGAGGTGTTCCAGTTCCCCGCCTCAGCCGAGGACTCTGGACTCAATTTTCGATATTCATCAGCCCAATCCGAGA